CAGCCAGCTCGGCGTCGAACGTGGCGTCGTCCAGCGGCCCGGTGTCCCCGGCGTGCCCGACAGCGGCGAGGGGGACCAGGCCGGGGGCGAGGGTGGCGAGGACCTGGGCGGTCCCTTCGCTGTCCGCTGCCCACGCGCGCTGGAAGTGCTCGACGCGGGCCGGGGGGATGCGGCCAGTGTCGACGGCGGCGCGGATCGCGGTGTCCCGGTCAGCGAGGGCCTGCCGGACGTGTGCGTCCCGGCCGAGTGCGGCGTTGGCCCGCAGCTCGGACAGGATCGTCGCGTCGACCAGCACAGCGCCCTCAGGGATCGCGGCGGTGGCTGGGGTCGCGACGGGGACGTTGGGGGTTTCGGCGCGCTCAGCGAGGGCTTCGGTGAGCGCGGCCTGCACGGTGGCCTCGTCAGCATCCTCGGCGAGACCGAGCTGCTTCCGGAGGCCGTCGATCAGGGTGTCGGGCATGCCGACCTCCTTCTTCTGTGTGGGCACCACTGCCGGGGTGGCTGCGGCGGGCTTGGTTCCGCTTGCGGGTGCATGCGGAGGCCGGGACACGTCCCGGTTGGGGTAGGCGGCGCAGATCGTCCGCGGCCCGAGCTCAGCGGTCTGAGCGGCGACAGTCACGGCCCGGTCGCGGTACTCCGTCACGACCGGGACGGGCTCGCCGAAGGTGATCTCGTCACCGCTGATCGTGTACGGGATGCGCAGCAGGTTGCCTTCGTTGCCGCCGTCGTCGTCCTCGACGATCAACTGCGCCGGGTCCACGTCGATCTCACGCACCCACAGCGACCAGTTCGCGTCGGCATAGAAGGCCCGGCGGATGTCGTCGGTGGAGGTCGTGGCGAGCACAGGTGCGGTCGGCATGGGTCCTGCTTTCGGGGTGAACGTGAAGACGCGAGCGTCCGGTCCGGGGGTCGCATTCGCGGCGACGCCGTAGAGCGCGGCGATGTCCTGGAGGCTGGTGAGCGTCCCGACTGCGGGTTGCTCGGCGCCGAGGAGGGCTACGGCGGTGATGACGAAGTCGTGTGTGTGGCCGAGGGTGCAGCGGAAGCCGTAGGCACCTTCGATGCTGCGGTCGGGGTAGGCGCTGGGGGCTGCGGCGGCGAGCCATTCCGGCATGCCTTCGTAGTCCCCGACGAGGCGGTGCCCGTCGTGCTCGACCCGTAGGTTGCTGAGCCACCCGACTGCGGGGAGGCCGTTGGTGGCGACGCCGGCCATGCTGGTGTGCCCGAGGATGAGGGCGGGGGCGCGGACTGCGGGGCAGTCCGCGAGGTCGGCGGTGGTGAACGTGAAGACGCCGGTACTGGTCGGCCACGTGCCGGTCTCGCAGATCGGTACGTCGGGGATGCGACCGAACACGACGACAGGCTCGGTCACGGGTGCCTCCTACTCGGCGCTGAGACCTTCGGATGCGGGGGCGAGCAGGGTGCGGATCGCGTCGTCCGCTGGCTGAAGATTGCAACGGCAGTTGACGTGCGCCGGCACGCTAGGGGCGCTCGCGAGCGCGTACGGGCTGTTGGTCTCGTACGTCTCACAAATCTGGTCGACGCGGCTGTCTCCAGCGGTAGACCAGTCCACGGAGGCGACGTTCTCGCTCTGGTAGAGGTCCGCTGCGCCCTGACCGAGCGCAGTCGCCATCGCGTGGTCGTACAGCACTTCCGCGAATCCGGCGTCGTCTATGACGCCCTCAAGCGTGCCGAGCAGCTCGTCCCGGCCGGTTCCGTCCGTCAGCGCCTGCCCCACGGCGTCACCGAGAGCGCGAGACACGACACCGACATGATCGGCAAGCCAGGCGTCCGCCTCGGTCCACAGCGAGTCGAGGTTGTCGGCGGCGGCGACCGCATCGGCGAAGTCAACGCTCATCGCGGTGAGGTCAACACCGATCTGCCCGCGGGTGACGCTCACGAGCTGCCGCGCACCGGCTTGACCTTCGGCGTAGGACTGCACCAGACCGGTGTGCGCGGTGTCCCGCAGCGCCTGCCCGGCGTTCGAGGTCAGCGAAGACGTCAGGGCTTGCTCAGCGGCGACCTCCGCGGCGAGAGCTCGCGGGTCCGGGCCGGACGGCTGGACGCTGTCGGCTCGCACGATCCCAGTGGCTGTAATGACGGCGGTCAGGTCGACCGACGCCCGCCACACCGGTAGCGCAGCAGCCAACGAGGCGTTCCGAGCCGCCTCCAAGGCGTGCCGGCGGCGGTAGACGGTACCCAACGGCTCCGGGAGGCCCTCCCCTGCCGGGAGGCCGTCACTGAGCGAGCTCGCCGCGAAAGGGAGGCGGCCCCGGGGGTCGGTGGCGGCGCTGAACCCGGGCTGGGATAGCGGGACACCGGGCAGGACGCCGGTGCGAGGCCCACCGGGGTCGGAACGTTCCGGGAGGCGGTAACGCTGGCGCTGTTCAGTCTCGAGCGCCTCATCGCTCGTGATGATCCCAGCGCGGACGAGCTGCACGAGGGCGTCGGGGGTGAGATCGACCTGCACATCGGTCTGCGACACAACGATCTTCGGTGCGGGTTCGTCCGGGCCGTAGTTGAGGTCCACGATGTCTTCGATGACGTGGGCGTTCATCGCGTCCTGCAACTGCCCAGCAATCGCGTCCAAAGCGAGGCGGAAGAAGTCCACGAAGACTTCACCGAGCGCCCGGTTCGCGCCCTTCGCCGCCCCAAGCTTCAAGAACCCAGCGAGCAGCGCCCCAGCGATCTGCTCGTCGTGGTAGCGGATGCTCTCCACGATGTTCGGCAACGAACCGGTCACCCCGACGAGGCTGACCTTCGTGCCGGCGGGGACGGCGGCGCCACTCTGCTCACCGGCCCGCCAGTTCTGCATGACCTGCTCAAGCAGCGCCAGGTCGGGGCCGATCGCACCTGGTGCGGCCTCGGCGACAGGGACGCCCATGCCGTTGCGTTCCATCGTCATCGCGTTGACGCGGGTCAGGCGGTCTTTCAGCAGGTAATCCCGGAAACACGGCCGGAGCAGGCTAACGCCCTGCCACGACGCGCCTTCCATGTCGTTGGCGTACCAAACGAGGCGATCGGCGGGGATCGGGCGGCTTTTGCCGTCACCGATGCCGGTGTACTGGTCGATGCTCACCAGATCACCGGTCGCCTCATCGACGTTGATCTTTGCGAGGGTGACGGGCATCCGGGGGCTGAGCTTGTGCAACCGGGCCTTGCCGTCCACGATCCGGTAGACCTGCTCGAAGCCCATGTGGCCGTAGGACAGGCTCAGGAGCGCCTGGCGTAGGTGTTCATCGAAGCTGAACCGGTCCGAGGACCGGCGGCGGCGGGTAGGGGCCTGGCCCATCACGTTCAAGCCGAGGTCCTCGGCGATGTGCTGCACGACGGCGGGGGCGCAGTCGGTGCCGTCGAGTTGCCACAGTGCCCGGCGGATCGGGAAGGTGCACGCCCGCATCGTCGAGGCGACCTGAGCGTCCTGCCGGCGCATCCGGTCGTAGGTGTAGACGCTCAACGGCCAGGTCAGCTCGGCGGTCTGCTCACTCGGGTCGTACGGGAACCCGCCGTAGGCCAGACCGGGATACCCGACGGTCCCGATCTCGGTCTCGAGGCTGGGGGACAGGCGCGCCATCGGTCCCCCATGCGGTTAGAAGTCGGCGGTGAGCAGGCCGCTTGTGACAGTGGCGGGTCTACGCGGGTTGTCCGGCACGATCATGGGCGGAACCCGCGGCCTGTCCGGTAGTGCCATGAGGGCGTAGCGCAAGGCGTCCGCGGCATCATCGCTGGTCTTCGTCAGGTCTTCGGGGCGGAGCCGGTCGTGAACCAGGTTCGGTAGCTCACTGATGATCCCGGTGCAGGTGGAGAAGATGTGCAGCAACGGGCAGGTGTCCCAGCCTTGGGCGCGGTGGGAGTCGCAGGCGGGGGCTTCGTTGAGGTAGGTCCGCATCCGGTCCCAGCCGGGAATGCGGCTGATGTCGGCTTGGACCAGCCGAAGGTCGGCGAGGCGGTAGCGCTCGGCGGCGGTGTGCTGCTCCCCGACTTTGCCCCACAGGTCGTGCCCACCGAAGTGCGTGACCTGCTCACCCGTAGGTGCTTCAGCTTCGGCGATGAGCCGGCCCTGGTCGTTGATGTTGACACCGGGGCGGTAGATCTCGCGGTAGACGTAGGCCCGTCCGTCGCCGTCCTGCGCAACCCATTCCACAGCCCATGGGTGGATGTTGCCTTTGTCGACCCCAGCCACACGATGCCACTGTGGCGGGATCGGGAACGGCCGGATGACGTGCCGGTCGCGGTTCCACTCGGGGAAGTACTGGCCGCTGAAGCTGTCCCACGATCCGTCTTGGAATGCGGCGCGTTGCGCCTCGGACTGGCCTGCCAGGTCGGTTCGGTACTCGGCGTTGAGATACGGGTTGTCAGCGGTGCGACTTGGGATGAACCGGACTAGCCGGCCGCGGGCGTCGGGGTAGGTCCGTTGGCCGTAGTTCGTGCCAGCTACCTTCTGGCCGTTGACGACGGTGTACTCGTCGATGTATCGGGCCTTCACAGCGCCGTGGCCCACGCCGCCGGGGTTCGCGCTAGACCTGATCCCCAGCACGGGGATGCTCCTGCGCCCGGACCGCAGGCGGCTCTCGAGGTAGGTGACGACCTCGGGCGGCATCAACGTGCGCTCGTCTATGAGCAGGCGCTGGAACGCCCCGCCCTGCTGCCTGCTGGCGTCCTTGAGGTTCTCGGCGTAGCGGAAGATCATCACGCTACTGTTCGGGAAGATCAGGCTCTTCTCGCTGCCGTTCCACACAGCGCCGAGTGCCCTCGCGAACCCCCACTTGCCTAGCTCAGCGAGCAGCGAGGCTTCCAGCTCCGGGTAGGAGAGCCGGAACGCGCCTACACGCAGACCAGCGTGGGTGGCGCAGTCGTGGATGCCCTGCATGAGCAACGCCAGGCTCTTGCCACCACCGAGGCTCCCGGCCAGTAGGACGTCGAACTCGGTAGCGGCGAAGAACAGCTCCTGCGAGCACTGCCCACACATCGGCGGCAGCAGATCCTCTGCGACGCCGCTTTCGCGCGCCACAACCCGCGGCACGCAAGCCGGTTCGTAGCCCAAAAGCGGGAACACCCGGTGCTTCATGCTGTCCGTGTGGGCCTGCCGTAACCGTTCCTGCATCTCAGCCAATCGCCGGATCTTGTCCGGTGGGGCTTCGATGACGGTCCGGGGCGCCGCTGCCGTCACAGCCTCACCCTCCCGCCGGTACCTCCGCGTCGAGCGCGGCTAGTTCGGTCTCGAGCCGCCGCAGTTCGGCGTCGACGGCGTCCTCGGTGATCACGGTGATCGTCTGCCGCGCTGGGGCATCCAGCCCGTACAGCTTCCGCAGGCTCTCCGACGTGGTGCGGATCAGGTTCAGGGCAGCGAGGACCGGCCCGGCGTCCTGCACCCCAGTCAGCAATCGGCCGGCGCTGACGTACGGGTGGTCGGCGTGCACGATCTCCCACGCCTTCGCGATCACCGCCGTGAGCCGCTCGGACTCGATCGCCCGGAGTTCGTTGACGGCCTCAACCGGCGCGGAAGCGATCGCACGGCCGACCATCTTGTAGGCGCTGCCGGTGTTGACGCCTAGCTCCGTGCCGATCTGCAGGTAGGTGCGGCCCTGTGCCCGGAGGTGCGCGGCGCGGCCGTCACGCTCAGCGGTGACGATGGAGCGTTTCAGCCCGGCCATCTCTGTCTCCCTGTGCGTTGCTCAGTCCGGTAGGAAGCAGTCGCAGTAGGTCCAGTCACTCCAGCCACCCGAGATGGTCTCGCAGTACGGCTTGTGCGTCCAGACAGAGTGTCCACACTTGGGGCAGTCCGGGTCCTCGACCTCAGCGGTATGAGCCGCTGTTCCCGTCTCACTCATGCGCTCCACGCTACCGCCGGTCGGTGGGGGTGCGGCTGGCGTGGAGGCACCGGGTGCACGCAAGGCGCTCACAGCGGCGGTCGCAGTGCGGTCGCAGTATCCCGTCGCCTGAGGCGTAGTGAGTCAGTGGGGTATTACACCAGGGGCACACCAGGGGGGTCGCCATCAGTTCGGCCGTTCCCTCGGCCACTGGTCCAGCAGCCGGTTGATCTGCCGGCAGGCGGCCTGGCTGCTGCTGTAGTCCATGCACACGATGGCGTCGCGGTATTGCTGCCGGGCGTCGAGGAGCTGGGTTCGGAGTTGTGCGGGGGTGAGGACGGCTGGCGTCACCGCCCGGTCCACCACGCCTGGCACTTCCCGCGCCGGCACTGATAGGCCCACCCTGTTGGGCGCCACACGGCAAGAGGGACAAGCTTCATGGGTACGTCCCGCCAAGCGTGCCCTAGTAGCGAACAGCGCCAGGGTCGCATCCAGACTACGTGCGTCACGTCGCCTCCCAGTTGGTGCCCTGGGCAAAGTCGTGCTGTCACGCCGGATGCTACAGATGACGCTGGGTGATCGTCAAGCCACGCCTTGGGCGCGTCCTGCTGTCGCGTCGAGCCGCAATAGCACGTCGGACCACAGCACTCGGAGCCGATGGTCCTCGACCTCGCATGCAGCCGTGACGAGTCCGCGTGTGATCCACATGCGGACCGTCGCCGGCCTTGCGCCGATGACGTAGGCGACGTGCTCTGGGATCCCCCATGTGTCCTGCAGCTTCGCCCGGATCGCGAGCAGGTAACGGGGCCAGTCATAGGTCTGTTTGCAGTGCTGGCATGTCCACTCATCCGCGTACCCGGTGTCGGTGAGCCGTCGGATGAGGTCGGCGCCGCAGCGGAAGCACTCAGCCTCGGCGTACTGCGTGGGC